AATAACTATTATAATAAATATATAGATTATAATAATATTAATATTAATGATTTAGAAACAATGTTCTTAAGTGAATATCCAATTCTTAAAGATCAAGAAAGAAAAGAACTAAAGACTCTTCTAGATGATATATATGCTCAAGACATTACTAACCGTGAGGCTCTTATCAGCCTCCTCGATGAGCATAGGCACCGTGCAGTGGCAGGTGAATTGGTTCATACAGCCTTGGCTGTTGAAGAAGGTAAGAAGTCTGTACAAGACCTGTTAGACTTAATGAGTAAGTTTGAACACCAAGAAATAGAACTTGATGAACCTAAACCTGTTGTAATGAATCTGGAGGACTTATATGATACTCAAGTTGCTACGCCTGGTCTTCGCTGGCGTGTTGATTGGCTTAATAAAGCTCTTGGATCGCTGCGTAAAGGTGACTTTGGCTTTATATTCGCCAGACCAGAAACAGGCAAGACTACTTTTCTGGCGTCGGAAATTACTCACATGGTCTCTCAGACTGAGGGAAACGTACTATGGTTTAACAATGAGGAGCAAGGATCAAAAGTAGGTATCAGATGTTTCCAAGCTGCACTTGGTTTACCATTAGACTTTCTATGGGATGATAAGGAACGTAGGCAACGTCAGTACGTAGCAGCAACTGGTGATCGTATTAAGATCTTTGACTTTGAAGACTCGCACAACAAAGCACGTATTGAATCTATTATTAAAGCAAGTAACCCTGCATTAATTATCTTCGATCAGATTGATAAGATCAAAGGGTTTAAAGGAGAACGAAATGATTTGGAACTCAAACAGATCTACCAATGGGCTCGTGAGATCGCTAAAACTTATGCACCTGTCATTGCTGTTAGCCAAGCCAGCGGTGAGGCGGAAGGTAAACTCTATCTTACAATGGATATGGTAGATGGCTCTAAGACAGCAAAGCAAGGCGAAGCAGATTGGATCTTAGGCATTGGTAAAGAACAAGACAATACAAGTCGCACACGTTACTTTAACATCGTTAAGAACAAACTCATTGGTGATCAAGACACTATGCCAGACCTACGACATGGTTCTGTTCAGGTTCTAATTAAACCAGAGGTTGCACGCTATGAAGATATCTGATATAATATATTACATTCAGTGTTACTACCAAGCCTTTGGGCTTGGAATGATTACTGTATTAACTATACAACACTACTTAAGGAAACGAGATGAAAGGGTTGGTACTAGATGTTGAAACAACTATTAGCAACAAAGGTAATCCCTTTGATGAAACAAATAAGTTGTGTTATGTGGGATGCTATGATGGTAACGTTTCTGTTCTTCATAGCATTGAGTATGGCTCTGAGCCTTATGGTAATGTTCTTGCTGATGTTCAGGCTAGCGTTGATGCTTGCGAACTAATCATTGGCTTTAATCTTAAATTTGATTTGCATTGGATAAGAAGATATGGAATTCATTATAGCACTAAGCGTGTATGGGATTGCCAGCTTGTACATTTTATTCTTACTGGGCAGTCCCAGTCGTATCCTAGTCTCAATGGGGTGGCTGCTCACTACGGTTTGGATAGCAAGCTTGATGTGGTTAGCACTGAGTATTGGAAGAACGGGATAGATACACCAGACGTTCCAGAAGATATACTTAGAGACTATCTACAAAAAGATTTAGAGTTAACTCATCAAGTGTATCTTAAACAACTTGAAGAAGTAAAAGCATCAAGCCCACAATTACAACGGCTGATCAGTTTACATAATCAAGACTTAATGGTATTAGAGGAGATGGAATACAATGGCATTCTATTCAATGAAGCAGAGTGTGTGCGCCTGGGCATCGAACTTGAAGCAGACGTTCGTAGGCTGGATGAGCTTATGTATAGCTATCATAATCTTCCTGAGTTCAACCCTAGTAGCGGTGAGCACCTTAGTACTTTACTATACGGTGGGACTATTAAGATTAAGCGTAAAGAAGTTGTTGGTGTATTTAAAACGGGGGCTAGAGCTGGTGAGCCCAAAGAAAGGTGGATAGAATATTCATTTGATTATCCTAAGATGGTTACACCACTTAAAGGATCTGAGTTAGAGAAGGAAGGTTACTATCGAACAGATGATCAAACATTAAAGAACTTAAAAGGCAGTAAGAAAGTTAAAGAACTAATTGAGTTATTATTACACAGAGCTGTTCTAGAGAAAAGACTTACTGCTTATTATGTTGGTTTAGTTAAGTTAAGAAAGGAGATGAAATGGAGTGAAGGAAAATTACACGGAGTCCTTAACCAATGTGTGGCTCGAACAGGTAGACTTAGTTCAAGCAAACCAAACTTACAAAACTTTGATGGCGAAATTAAACAATTATTCGGGAGTAGATATGGCTAAAGAATTTAATGATGTATACGGTCAAACAGATTTAGACTATGCACGTGAGTTTGATGAGTACAGTGCAGAAGAAAAGTTTAACAACATTAAATTACAAGAACAGATTGAGGATGTAAATGAGCTTATTGCAGGCAAGAAATAGTTAACAAGAATGGAATTGTATGTTATAATATATACATATACTAAGAAAGGGTATACATATGGCATATGATTCCAACAAACGTAGGGCAGACTATCTTAAAAATAAAGAAAGAGATCTAGCTGCTAATAAAAAATGGAGAGAAACTAATAAAGAACATAAACAAAAACTAGGACGAGAGTATTACCATAAAACTAAAAATGAAAACAATATTAAATACCTATTAAAATATGCTAAAGCTAGAGCAATTAAAAAAGGTTTAGAATTTTCTTTAGTTGAAAGTGATATTATTATTCCTGACTTATGTCCTATTATGAAACAACCTATGACATCTAAAAGATATAGACCTTCTATTGATAGAATAGATCCAAGTAAAGGTTATACTAAAGATAATATTAGGGTTATTAGTTCCTTAGCAAATAGTATGAAATGGGATTCTACTAAGGAAGAACTCATTCAATTTTGTAATTCAGTCCTTGAAGGAGGGTAGCTAAATGTCATTAATACAAGCAGACGCAAAGCACTTGAGTGGGTATGTGCTACCTTCTTAAGTCAAGATCAAACAGCTATTAAGGAGATATGGGACAATGTCGATCAACACACAGACAACCAAAAGCGGTTTGGTCTACCAAGTAGACTCGTTGCTAAAACGTTCGTATTCCGTCTTATCTACGGAGGATCTGCATACTCTTATGCTAATGATCCTAACTTTAAAGACATTGGCGGAGAACAATTCTGGGAGCGAGTCATTGGAGAGTTCTATAGTAAATACGATGGGCTTGGCAAATGGCATACAAAGATTGTCGACCAAGTTAAAAAAGATCGAAAGCTCATTATGCCAACAGGCCGCATCTACAACTACGAACCAGAAGTTGCCTATGGAAAAGTCAAGTGGCCCAGGACCAAAATCCTTAACTACCCTGTACAAGGGCTTGGAGCGGACCTCATGTCCATCGCACGAGTTAGCTTATCCAACAGACTTAAAGGAGTACAAGGAGTAAAACTAATTAATACCGTACACGATTCTATTATCCTTGACATAGATGATCAAGTATGCGATAATATAAGTATGGTTAAATTAGTTGATAAGTGTTTCACTGATATACCAGCTAACTTTGAGAAGTTGTTCGGAGTTAAATTTAATCTACCTATGCGGGTTGAATGTCAAGTTGGACCTAATTGGGGCAATATGGAGATAGTTAATGCTAATTAATATTATTGATGTAGGTACACCTAATACTCACGCAGCTAAGAATGGTCGCAGTTACCAGTCAATCGAAGTCACATACAAAGGTGACAACGGTCAAACAGCTACTAAAAAGTTAATGTCGTTTAGTAATCCAAGTGTGTTCAATCACATTAAGGGTCTAACAAAGGGTGATCAAGTAAATGTAACAACAACAAAGGATGACAATGGTTACTGGCAATGGACAGCAATCGGAGCAGACGGAGGCGGAGCCGTACAAGAAAAAGCTCCAACAACTAATGCAGCAAGTACAGGACGAGTTACAGGATCTAACTACGAAACAAAAGAAGAACGAGCAGCACGTCAAGTGTACATTGTGCGTCAATCCTCTTTGTCAGCAGCAATCGGAGCTCTGTCTGTCGGTGCAAAGTCAGCACTACCAGCTGATAGCATCATTGCCTTAGCTAAAGAGTTTGAAGCTTATGTGTTTGATCAGAAGAAAGAAGAAGCTAAGTCTCCTTCATTAGACTTTGATGACATGCAAGATGATGTGATTCTATAATGGTTCAAGCCCTAATTGACGGTGATATCGTTGCTTATAGGGCTGCTTGTGTATGTGAAGAGGATGATTCAGAAGATTGGGTCTTCAGTAAGGTCGAAGACATAATTGATGACATCCTCTTTAATACCTATGCAGATGAGTACCGAGTATTTCTAACAGGTAAAGATAACTTCCGTTACGCTATCTACCCAGAGTACAAGGCTCACAGACCTAAAGAGAAACCATTCTGGTTACAAAAGATTAGAGACTACTTAGTTAAAGAGTTCAACGCAGAGATATGTGATGGTCAAGAAGCAGATGACGCTCTTGGTATTAACCAAACAGAAGAGACAATCATTTGTACTATTGATAAAGATTTACTAATGATCCCTGGTGAACATTATAACTTTGTTAAGAAAGAGTTTCAACGTGTTGAGTACTTACAAGGACTAAAGCATTTCTACATGCAATGTCTTACAGGTGATCGCAGCGATAACATCAAAGGTATCCCTGGAATTGGTCCAAAGAAAGCAGAAAGCATTCTCAGTGGTTGTGTTACAGACCAAGCAATGTTTAATGCAGTACGCTATGCGTATAGTAACGATGAAGAGTTTCTAATGAATGGTCGAGTCCTTTGGATTAGACGTAACCCTGGTGAAGATTGGAAAGATATATACAATGCCATTATTCAAAAGCAAGTTGGAGGAACAAGTCTGGAAGATCTTGAAGGACCGATTTCCATCGACGAAGTATGAACCTGATAAGTTCAACTACACTCAGCCTGCTAAGGATAGAAAGTATATACCTGACTTTAAGACTGGGCGTAAGAAGATTTATCTAGAAGCAAAAGGTAAGTTAGACTTAGATACAAGACAGAAAATGGTATGGTTCAAGCAGGATAACCCTGACGTAACTGTGATCTTTCTGTTTATGAATCCAGATAACAAGATAACTAAACGGAGTAAGACAACCTATTGGATGTGGGCGGAAGCTAACGGGTTCCCTTGGTTGGACTATAGAAAGGATTGGCTCAGTGATTATATCAGATTGTGTTCAAAATGAAGATGGTTCTTTAGACTTTAACTTTCATGTAGACCAGAATGAAGCTGCGTTCTTAATGGACTTTAGTATTAAAGAATTGGTTCGTCGAGGTGTATATACAATTGCAGCAGATCAAGTAGAACAAGAGTTAGATTTGTTTAAAGAAATGGGTGGGTTAGTATCATGAGTAGAGGTGGATCATGCCGATTGAAAATTACATAGCATTGGGCGTGGGATTAATAATAATTATCCTAGGCGTGATTTGTATTAGTATGCAAATGAAATTGGATAAAGAACGATTAGCTCGCAATAAAACAAATTCCGAATGACCCAACTAAAGTAATTGAACCTGATGTGTTAGCTATGTTGTCTTATAAAATAGCAGATGCAATGTTAAATGAGAGAGAGATACAAATGAGTAAATTTGCTATAGGAAATATTTTAGGAGTTTTAATATTACTTATTGGTTGTATATTTACTTTTCAAGGACCTATGATTCCAGCAATGTGGCAACTACTTAGTGTTTTTTGGGTAGCTTTCTGGTCTTTAAAATGTATGAAAGAGGATACAAAATGAGTAAACACTTAGTTATTCCTGATTGCCAAGTAAAGCCTGGTCATAGTGTGGAATATCTAAGTTGGATTGGTCAGTATGCAGCGGAGAAAAAACCTGATGTGATTGTCTGCATTGGGGACTTTGCTGACATGCCGTCTCTATCTAGCTATGATATTGGTAAGAAGTCTTTTGAAGGTAGAACATATACTGCTGACATTAAGGCAGCCCGTAAAGGGATGCGAGCATTAATGAAACCTATCCTTGAAGAACAAGAGAAGCTTAAAGCTAACCACAAACAACGATGGAACCCTAGATTGGTTCTTACATTAGGTAACCACGAAGAACGTATTGAAAGGGCTATAGAGTATGATCGCAAACTTGATGGACTCATTGGCATTAAGGATCTTGCTTATGAAACTTTTGGTTGGGAAGTTCATCCATTCCTTGAAGTGGTGGTGATTGATGGTGTTGCTTATTCTCACTATTTTACTTCTGGTGTCATGGGACGCCCTGTAATCAGTGCTCAAATGTTGTTAACTAAAAAGCATATGTCCTGCTTTGCAGGGCACCAACAGGGTAGACAGATTGCTTATGCACGTCGTGCTGATGGCAAAGAGATGACAGCTATTATTGCAGGGAGTTGTTATGAACATAATGAAGGTTACATGGGTCCTCAAGGAAATGAACATTGGCGGGGGTTTTACATGCTCCACGAAGTTAGTGACGGTTCCTTTGATGAAATGGCAGTTTCATTAGATTACTTACGGAGAACATATGGGCAATAAAGATGACTTACTACTATCATCACTTTCTGCATTAGATGTGCAAGTTGGTGGTGATCATTACAAAGAGTTCGAAATCCAACCAGTAGAATTCTGCTTTAGAAACAATATTCCGTACTTAGAAGCTACTGCTATTAAGTATTTATGTAGATGGCGCAATAAAGGTGGTATCCAAGACTTACAAAAGGCTAAACACTTTATTGACATATTAATTCAAATGGAGACAATTTATGCTAACAAATTTGATGACGATGTTAAACCCGTACAAATGGGTCTTAATTTTAGTGATGGTGATTGGTAGCTTTATAGGAGGTTATTATGTTAAAGGTAAGTTTGATAAGGCTAAAGAGGCACAAGAGTATGCTAAACTTGTTCAAACGATACAACAAAATGACTTACAAGCACGAAAAGCCATTAGTGAATATCAACAAATTATTGCTACAAAAGATAATACGTATCAGAAATTGACAGAGGAGTTAAAACATGTTAAAATATATACTAGTAAGTGTAATATTACTGCTGATGGTATCAAGTTGTGGGATGACTCCAGTAAAGGTCTCTTCAGCCCAGTGCCCGAGAATTCCGCAAGAGTTACTGAAACCACCAGCTCCCCCAGTACCGTTACTATCGACGACGTCTTCGAAAACAAATTGAAGAATGATGAAATATGTAATGGCTTTAGACAACAAATAGAAGCAATTATTAAGTGGGATAAGGAAGCATGGCATGACATTGACTCTGCAGGAAATAACTAAAAAGCTAGCAGAACAATATGATGAAATTACTCTACTAGAGATTCTGAATATTGATTCATTTGATTTAGTAGAGGCTTTCTTTGATCGTATAGAAGAAAAGTATGATTACTTTAATAAAGAGCTTACAACAGATGAGGATTACTAATGGCTTTAACTGAGTATCAAAGATTTATCCATGCCTCACGATATGCACGTTGGATTCCAACAGAAGGTCGTCGAGAAACATGGGAAGAAACAGTAACACGATATACTGACTTCTTTAAAGGACGCTTTCCTGAGTTTCCTGATAAAGATGTAAACAAAGCTATTCGTGAATTAAAAGTAATGCCTTCTATGCGTTGTCTTATGACTGCAGGTCCTGCTTTAGAACGTGATGAAATTGCTGGTTATAACTGTAGCTTTATTGCTATTGATAATGCTAAAGCATTTGATGAAGTAATGTATGTTCTAATGTGTGGTACTGGTGTAGGCTTCTCTGTAGAACGACAATTTACAAACAATTTACCTGTCATTGCTGAGGAATTCCATGACACCGATACAACAATTAGAGTCAAAGATTCGAGAATTGGTTGGGCTTCAAGTTACCGTGAGCTTATTAGCTTACTCTATTCTGGAAGAGTTCCGAAATGGGATGTATCAGGAGTCCGAAGTGCAGGAACTAGACTCAAAACTTTTGGAGGTAGAGCATCTGGCCCGAAACCTCTTGAGGAATTGTTCGAATTCACGGTCCATACTTTTAAAAAGGCTGCTGGACGAAAACTAAATAGTTTGGAGTGTCATGATCTCGTATGTAAAGTTGCTGATATTGTCATTGTTGGTGGTGTGCGTCGTAGTGCTCTTATTAGCTTGTCAAACCTCACTGACGACAGAATGCGTAACGCAAAGAACGGAGCTTGGTGGGAAGGTAATGTGCAACGGGCTCTTGCCAATAACTCAGTAGCATATACAGAGAAACCTGATGTAGGTATCTTCTTAAAAGAGTGGGGTACGTTATATGAGTCGAAGAGTGGAGAACGAGGAATATTCAATAGAGTTGCAGCTACTAAGAAAGCAATCTCTAACGGAAGACGAGATGTTGACGGCTTTGAGTATGGTACAAACCCTTGCGGAGAAATTATCCTGCGATCTAAGGGGTTGTGTAATCTCAGTGAAGTTGTCATCAGGGAGAATGATACCCTTGCTGACCTCAAAGAAAAGATCCGCATCGCAACCATTATCGGTACATTCCAATCCACCCTTACAAACTTTAGATACCTAAGGGCTGAGTGGAGAAAGAATCAAGAAGAGGAACGTTTGCTTGGTGTTAGTATGACAGGTATTATGGATCATCCAGTACTAAGTAAACCTACTACAGAGTGTGCAACATGGTTAACGGAGTTACGTGAATATGCAATTGAAGTCAATAAGGAATGGTCTACTAAGCTTGGCATACCTCAGTCTGCTGCTATCACTACTGTTAAGCCTTCAGGGACTGTTAGTCAGTTGGTTGGTTGCAGTTCTGGCATTCATCCTGCTTACAGTAAACATTATATTAGGACTGTACGAATGGATAACAAAGATCCACTCACCAAGTTCTTTAAAGATTCAGGGGTGCCTAGTGAGCCCGACGTTACAAAGCCAAGCGACATTACAGTGTTCAGTTTCCCACAACAAGGAAGCCAATCAGGTGTAACACGTAATGAGACTAATGCTTTAGAGCAACTTAAACTATATAGTATTTATCAAAAGTATTGGACAGAACATAATCCATCAATCACTGTGTACTATAAAGATGATGAGTTTATGGAAGTAGGTGCATGGATTTATAATAACTTTGATGGAGTATCTGGTGTGTCATTATTACCACACTCTGATCACGTTTATAAACAAGCACCATATCAAGAGATCACAGAAGAAGAGTATCATACTTTAGTAAAAGAGTTTCCAGTTATTGATTGGTCTAACCTTAAAGAAGAGGAAGATACAACAACAGGTACTCAAGAGCTTAGTTGTACTGCTGGGGTTTGTGAAATAGTAGGAGTCGCATAATGCACATTGCTCTTAATTTTATCAGTGGCTTTATGTTAGGCTTTGAAATTGTAAGTAGTAATGATCTTGAAGGTTGGGAAGAAGACATTACATTTGTAGTATTAGATTTATTTATTGTTCGTTTTACATTTAGTTTCTAAAGGAGATAAGTATGGATTTCAATCAAGTTCAAATTAACAAAGCAGATAACGGTTATATTGTGTCAACAACTAAAGTTATCTTTGGTGACCCACGTCCTGAACAAACAGTACAAGTTTTTATCAGCTTTGATGACGTTTTAGCATTCTTAGCACCAGCTAAGGTAACTTTAGCATCAGTATAAGAAAAATGGCCTCTGCAATGAGGCTATAACTTACAAACAAAAGGGGCCCTTAATTGGGCCCTTTATTTTATCTAAAATGTGTTATAGAGCGATTGTGTGCGTTCTAAAGGCATTGACCCTATTTTAGAGTGTTTTACCTGTCAAAAAGAACTCTCGTTCATCTCTACGACGTCTATACAAAGCTTCACTACGAATTCCACCTGCATTTGCCCATTTTAAGAACTCATTAGCAGCTTCACCATACTTTTCTTCATTAAGAAGTTTAAGTAAAGTTGATGTAGCAAAAGCATGAGCCCCTACATTATAAGTAAAAGAACACAGAGCATCAAATTGGTTCTGATTTAACATTACATGCACTGCAGTGTTAATTATAGTAACAGCCCATTGAACATCTTTCATAAGAAGAGAAGTAGCTTCCATAGAACCTATAGAGCCAAATACTTCTCCTGCTACGATCTTGTGCCCAAAACCGATTGTAGGATAACCAGCAACATCTTTATAAGGGACAGCACTAAATCCCTCAAACTTTTTGATGAGTTCGATTCCATTGTTTGATATATTCATTAAGTAGCCTGTGTTTGAGCAGTAAGAATGCCATTAACAAAAGTCATACTACCATTAGTACCACTAGTAGTTAATTTAGCTGTAGTAATAGTAGCTGATAATCCTAAGTTTTGAGTTACAATAGTACCAAAGGTAGGAAGCGTTGCTACTTGATTATATTGAGATTGAGTAAGATGATATCTATTAAGACTATCCCCACCTTGAATATTAGTAAGGGTGTTATGGTCTCTTGTTACAATAGAATCAATATTACTATCTGAAAAGTCTAAAGAAGTAAAACTAATTCCAGAGGCAGCTGTAGTTTTTGTCCATAGTTTAAAGAACCACTCTCTCCATTCAAAGCTATTAGAGACAGGGTTATTAGGAGGTGGTGGTAAAGGTAACCCCATTATTAATCTCCGTAGTCAAAGTTAGTACAATAACCATAGCTATTTAGAATAGGAAGTTCTTTTTCTAAACGTTCACCAATGTCATCACGTACAATCATAGCACTAGGGATTTCTACTTTCTTGACAACTTCCATGGACTTCTCTGCAGCTTCCTTAATAGTACCTGCGGTTGCACTAGTAACAAGAACGTAATCACCAGCGGTAACAAGCATAGGTTCTTCACTAAACTTACCATCTTTGTAAACGGGTCCTTTCCCTGCCATTACTTCACATAAATGAATAGAATCTTTCTTACATTTATCTAGACCATAAATAGGAAAACCACTTGGATCTCGTCCTGTAGACCTAGTAAATGGAAAGTCTGGAATAGCTACTACATGACCTACAGCAGTCTTGTCTGAGGCTTTAAGAGTGTCTTTACCTTCTAGTAGATCACACATCCATTGAATAGGATCACCTTTATGTAAAGCTGCTTGAATATTAAACAAAGGCCAACCTGGACGAGTAGTCCATTCTAATGGGCGAGGAGAGCCCTTATCATCAATGATAAAAGCTAAGTCTACATAACCTACATAGCCAATCATCTTTAAGTAACCTTCTAGTTTACCTAGAGTGTCATCAAAGAGTTTAGAGTCTTCTGTATACTTAAGAACAGTACCCATTTCACCTGTGTTAACACCAAAGTTAGATGGCATTAGTTTCTTGAATTCAAAGTTCTCACACTTTAATTTACAAAAGCCGTGCTTACCCATCCAACCACCAACAGCTACTTCAATGCCAGGAACAAACTCTTGCATGATAAAAGGCATCTTGTTTTTGCCTTTACTCTTCCAGCGTTCAAGCATGTAAAGCATATCTGCAGGAGACTTAGATACGTAGCTTAGGGCTTTGTCTGCATCACCACTTGGTTTAGATACATAACGTTTAGGATTAGCTTTAACATAAGCAATAGCATCAGCATAGTTATTAAATTCCTTACCTGGAATTACATCAAGACCAGCTGCTTCTAAAACATCCTGACCTTGCCCACGTCGTAACTCCAAGTAAGAAGAGTCTAAACAGGCACCCACAATAGGGTAACCTTGGTTGTGATACTTCTCAAGGAACTGCATTTGATATGCGTTATCAGATAGAACAATGATATCAGCCCATTTCATAAAGGCTTGCCAATTAAGTACCTTTGGAACTATACCATTACCAATTTTAGACTGTGAACCATCTAGGTGTTTCTTCTGCCATTGCTTTACTTCATGACCAGCATCCATAAGACGGATAGCAAAGTCAGTAAATGCTCCAGCTGGATCTAATAAGAGTACTTTCATTTGAGTCCTTCACGTCGTTTAATATCATACTTCATAGCTTCTTTTTCAAGCTTGTTAATCATCTTCTTTTGTTTAGTATCTTTAAGAGATCCTTTAGATTCAATATCAGCTTGTCTAGCTAATAGTGAAGCCCAGCCTGAATCTCCTTGGTCGTTTTCTGCTTTCATAAACTGATTACCCATAGGCATTTGACCTGCAGCATACTTACCTACATCCATAGCAATAACGTCAGGACTACTCATAGGATTGTAGATGTGTTGACCGTTATAAAGATTACGATCTAAGCCTAGTTGTACAAGTCCAAGTAGTGCAGGATTAAAAGTAAACACAGCACTAAGAACAGCCTGTGGATCTTTAGAACCATCTGCTACTTCTGAGATAGCATGAGCTAAATGGTAAGGACCAGCTCTACGTTGTTTAGCATTAGGATCCCCTGTTAGCTGTTGAGCTAGCATATCCATTAATGGGTACAAGGCTGACAACGCTAATACAGTAGCAGCAAGAGTGTCTACACCTTCTTTAAACTCCTGCATACCTTCAGCACCTTTACGGATAGCTCCTACGTCTTTCATAGTTTCCATAATAGATTTAAGCATACCATAATGATAACGACTAAAGACTGATACATTAGGGTTTTGTAAAGTCTCACTTAATACACGACCCATCTTAGCACCTAGAACACTATCACCAACAGTCTCAGGTATACGATAGTTAGGCATATGACGTTCAGCATGTTTAATGGCTTCTTCATGAGAAAGACCTTTGGTATTCATAAGCTCTTTAACATATTGCATATACATAGTATCACGAGCAATCCACATAGCTTTATTAGAAGCTTTTGAAATACCATCATACATATCAAGAGCTGATCTACCAAAATAACGAGCTAACTCTTTAAGACCACCACCTTGTGCAAACTCATTAAGAGTCTTTCTACCAATAGCTTCTTCAAGGGCACTAGCTCTAGTACTTGGAGCTAATAAGGTTCCATTATACTTAAGAGTATCTTGATAAAACGGATCTTGAGTAAGAACACTTCGTAAAGCCTCTGGAACACCTGTAGCAAAACGTTTAATACCTGCAGGAGTTACCCAACCAGTTAGACCACGAGCATTGTATAAGTGCATTGCTTCGTTAAAGATGTGAGGTAAAGGGTTAAGCATCATGTTCTTAACAATCATACCAGACATCTCAGTCATTAGGTTAGGATTACGAACACGTGCAAAGTCTTCAATTAACCAAGCAGTACGAGCAGGAAAAGCATAACCTTCTAAAGCAGGTAACCTATCTAAGTATTTAGGACGTACATAACCCTCTGGCATTTCAACACCAGATTCAATCTTGTGAGAACTATTCTTAAAGTAATCAGTGTTCTTAAGGTCTTCAATCATAGCATGAGCACGTACCATTTCACGCGACTCATTAAGCTTATTAAGAAGGACAGCTAAAGAATCTTTATTGTATCTATAAGGAGAGTGTTGTTCAATCTCTTCAATAGACCCTTCTTTAACAGTACCACCTAAAATCTTATCTCCTGATTTAATAGTACCAGAGTCAGTTAAACTTCTAGCATCATCTGCTAAGACTCTACCTCTACCTTCACTCCATACAATAATTTTATTATTCTTAGTTACATGAATAACTTCACGACGACCATTAGGAGACTCTAAAGTAAATAAAGCACGCTCTTGTGCAGCACTTTTAGGCATCTGTACATCTTGAGCACCAAAGTCACGACCACCTAGCTTCTCTTTAATAGAGCCCCATAAACTAGGCTCTTCATCAATAAGACCTTCTTTACGTAACCGTTCAAGAGTTTGCCTATCTAAAGGATTAAGCATACGAGGAAAGAAATCAGACTCTAAACCTGTTTTAGCAATTAACCCTTTGTCCATTAGATACTTAAGGTTTTGTTTAAGAGTAGTTAAAGACTGTTTATAGTAGTCATCCCATATCTTTTGTTCTTCAGAAGAAAGCTGAGTACGCTGTTTCATCTCCTCTTCTTTAGCTTTAATTTTGCCCTCAAGATCAGTTACTTTTTCATAACGTTCAGCTACACTTTTAAGGAAAGCTTTATGATCATCAACAAAAGCTTGCTCTTCAGCTGTTTTGTTTTCTTTCTTAAGAAGTTGATCATACTTAAGCCTATTACTAGAACCTTTTGAAAAGTCTCTTTCAGTATATTCTTTACTGATACTATCTTTAATTTGTCTAATATCAATTGTATGATCTTCAATCTCAAATCGAAGTCTAGGAGTATCTACATTAGCACCCTCAGAGTAGTATCTAAACTTTTCACGAGACTCAGAACTTAATCCAGCTTTACGAGCTAAACGTAATATATGATTAGCTATGATATTATCTTGAGTCTTAGCACCTGCGAAGTTAAAAAAGAAGTCACGAGCTTCTGCATCATTAGTAGGAGCTTTAGCTAAGTTAACATTAGGACGATCTACTTCTGGATGTTCAGATAAGAAAGCTTCTTCAGCTCTAGTTCTAATACGATTATCGTACTCTTCTTTAAGCTGAGCATCAGTCTTTTTAAGAGATGGATCTTCAAATAGGCTACCTTGAATAGACTCTTTATGTTTGTAGTCTTCAAAGGTTTCCATCTTTTGTTGTTCAGCTATATGGTTGTTAAGCTTCTCTTCATAGGTAGTACCATGTAATTTGTCTTGAAGATCAGAAAGCATCTCTTTAGACTCTGTTTTACGTATACCTTCAAAGGTAACAGCTTTACCCAGTCTAGTAGGTTCACCTGCCATCAAAGGCGTAGCAAGAGCATTAATAGCAATCTTAGCAGGATCAATAGTTTCACCTGTAGCTAATTCACGACCAGTTTCAAGACCAGCACCACCTGTTGTAAGTAATGCTATTTGTCTAGCTGCACTGATTGTTTTACCAGATTCAGTTACAATAGTCTTAGGAATACCTACACCACTCACAGGAGCATAAGAAGCTATATCACCAGCAAAAGCTGCAAGAGGATGTTGTTTAGTACCTTGATCAAGAAGGTCATTGACTGCCTTAGGTTGTACAGCTCTCATTAGTTTGTCAGCACCATAACCAGCACCAAACATACCAATAGCTCCACCAATAATAGGGCCAGCTACTGTAGAGATACCACCAGTAACAGGGGCCAAATACAAACCAACTTCTTCACCAAGCACAGCACCACCAGTCATACCTGCATAAGCACCAGCAGATACTGGGATACCAGCTATTGTATGTTCAGCAAAGGCTTCAGGAGCAGATACATCTCTAAAGGTTGCTTCAGGTTTACTTGTAGTAGTTGCAGCATCTGGATCTACAAAGCCTTTAGACTTAGTAGGAGCATCTGGATCTACAAAGCCAGTGCTAGGTTTAGACTTAGCAACAAACTTTTGAACATAACCTTTAGTCTCTTCAGGAAGATGCTCACGCCAGTTTTCACCATGCTTCTCAAGAATACTTTTAACAGCTCCAGGACCAGCATTATAAGCAGCAGCTGCCTTTTCAGTATCACCTTTAAATACATTGACAAGTTTTTTATAGTAAGCATTACCTAGAGCAGCGTTATAATCTTTATCTGTTTTATAAAGATGTTCGCTATAAGGAAGATTAGCAGCCTCAGCAGCCTCTTTAGCAGTGCTAGGCATTACTTGAGCAGGACCAATTGCACCTGCTTTAGATGTAAGGAACTTACCTGACTTATCTATTCCACCTTCAATAGGTAGTATTTTGTTTTGAAAGTCAGGGTCTAGCTGTACATTACTGTACGAATCTGGATCTACAAAAGCCATTAGGCTCTCCTGTAACTATAGAGTGAATGGAGAAAGAGGACCACTCTTAATAGATAAAGCTTGAAGTTTACTAATACGATCTTCATCTGCTTTAGATGCTTTAGTTTCTTTATTACGTTCAGCTATCTGCTTAAGCTTTTCTTTAGCCTGTTTAATTTCTTCAGGTTTTAATAGTTTAAGTTTAATAGCACGATCTAAATCAGCTGGAGAGTTAATAAACTTAACAGCCTCAGACTCAGTATTTGTTGTGGTTGCAGCAGGAGCCTTAGAACCAATCTTACCAAGTTGAACTCCTTGAGCAATTACATCTTCCTTAGACATACCAGGATTAGCTGCTAAAGCTCGATCTACCCAACCCTTTTGATTAGTATCTAAAGAGTCATACTTAGGAGTAGCTTCTGTAGGTTTTGCAGTAGTTTCTTTAGCAGGTGTAGTATCAGCTTTAGGAGCAGCAGTTGGTTTCAAACCAGCTTCTTTCATGTAAGCTTGACCTGTTGCAATATGATCTAAAGCTTCTGATTTAGTATTTCGTAGTTCTGAAATCTCTGCATCAAGAACATCACTTTGTTGTTTCATTTCTTCAGGAGTATAAGCTTTATTTGTCTTAGTATTAATAATATCTTTAAGACTAGCAAGGTTAGACTTCTGAGTTTCAAGTTGTTTGATTTGACCATCAATCTCAGTAACGGTCTTTTGTTGAGACTCTACAATATCTTTTAGTTGATCAAAGTGTTCTTTACCTAACTTGTCACCCCTAGTCATTGCAAACTCTTCTTTTTTAAGCTCACGATTAGCAGCGTCATTTTTCTCTTTATAGAGATAGTTCTTTTCACGCCAAGCTTGAAGAGCAGCTTCTTTATCTGCAACACGTTTAGCATTAAGCTGTGCAATCTGTTCACGGATAACATCACCACTTTTCTCGGACATGCCTTGAGCTTGTTTAGCAAGAGACTCACGTTGTTCAGGAGTATTAGCATTGTTAAGAGCATTAATATCAAAACCGTCTTTAGTTAATTCCATCTTAGCTAAAGCCCAGTCAGCATCTGTTTTAGCTGAGTTAAGGTAACCAGTTCCTACACGACCTACTATATCATAAGTTTTAAGAGTGTTCTCTAAATGGTCTTTTTGGTTCTTATTATAATTCTCTTGTTCAGTACTAAGCTTCTTAGATAGATCAGCTACAATGGAACTCTTACCAGCTTTAGCGGCAGCTTCAATAGACTTTTGATACATAGTAACTAGCTTTTGAGATTGATCAACTTTGTTAGCACTAGTTTGAAGAGCTTGAACTGTAGTAGTTTTTGTAGGTTCAGCTGGTTGCTCTACACCAGTAATACCTTGTTGCATACCTCCAAGGCCAAGTAGACCATCTTTAGGAGCATTAACTCCTGGCATAGTAGGTGCTGGTTTTTTACCAGTATCAGGTAAAGTAGCAGCTGTATCCATTACATCAGGCTGATCTTTAAAAGCCTCTTGAGCAGCACTCTTTAAAGTAGCATCTTCATAAGACTTATCAGATAGAGATTGTTTAAGTTGATCTAAAGCAATTTGTTTACCTTCTAAAACAATCTTATTATCTTTAATAGTTTGTTGATCTATTGTACCACGGTTGTAAACGTCTTGTAATGATTCCATTATTAATCCTTAATTAGAAACTAGGTCCAATAGTACCACCACCCATATTAGGGTCAGTACCTGTATATCCAAATGGATTATTACCGCCAGAACCAGAAGTGTTAGTAGGTGTATACCCTCCTACATATCCTGGAGCATACCCAGAATTTGGAGAATTATTAGTAAATAAACTAGAACTAGAAAGGCCATTTAGACCACCAACAATATTAGAAAGGCTTTGTTGTTGTTGTTGGGCGTTAAGTTGATTTTGACCTACAACACTTAATGGATTTTGAGAAGCACCAGACAATTGTGAAAGTTGACTTAGTTGTGTATTTAAATAAGAATTAGAAAAGTTCTGATTATAGTTTTGTAAAGCTATTTGTTGAGCTCCAGAAGCTTGTTGTCCTGTCTGAGCAGCCTGTCTATTTAAACCTTCTTGACCTTGTTGAAGATTAAATTGATATCCTGGAAGTGATGTTACGGCTCCTGGATTAGCCATTAAATTATTTAAAAGACTAGCATAGCCTGTACGATAGTTAGCAAAAGGATCGTAGTAAGCTCCTCCAGCTACGTTACCAGCTCCTGAAGAGCCTCCCCCAGCCAATTGACTAACACCACTGGTAATGCCTACAGCACTAGCCACTCCACCTAATACAGCCCCAATACCCATAATTAATCCTCTAAATATTTACCATCTTTGTATAAGATACTTCTTCAGGAAAGTAACCAAGCCTTTCTAAAAGCTTTCCAAAGTTACTATCCCCTAATTTAGTACGCCACATTATCTCTTGAACATTAAGCTTTTTAACTTCTTCTTCAGCTTTAGTTATTAGTTTATAACCAGTCATACCTTTTCTATACTCTGGTTTTAAATAAAGAGTATCATTAATAGCTAAGGTAATGTGTTTGTAATGAGACATAGTAATAAATGTAAAGAAACAATACCCTACCAATTCATTACCATCCCTTGCAGTAAAAGAAAAAACACCACCTTTTCTATACTGATCTAGATAGAGTTCCCAATTAGGATTAAAAGGTCTTACATCTCTAAAAGGTGATACTTCTGCCCAATGAATAGGTCCTAGTCTTTTAATGTCTTCAATAATGTCTGGGAGTTGTTCTATCTGGTAAGTAATCATTCTGTAGCGGCCTCTCCTGAGAGTTTAAGTTCCATGACTTCAAGCCTTAAAGGTTGAAACCCTGTATAGAGAATCTCATGTGCCCTACGTCTAAATCTACCTAAGTTATATAGTACAGGTCTGTCTAAACTTAAATCAACAGGTCTGTAATTAGACCAAGTATTATAGTCATCGTCTGTATGACGAACATTAACTACATCATTAAGCTCATCACCAAGAATAACTAACTCACTATTACTTTTTTGTTTAGTGGTTCCAAAGGTTTCCCTAGGAGTAACTACTCTAACTGTGATAGGACCAAACGGGTCAACATAGTTCTCTACACTTATATTATACACGTTTCCTGTCACTGCGTCAAGTACATAATTATTCTTTGTGTTAGCAGGGAATGTTTGAACAAAAGTACATTCAAAGTAACCCTCTCTACCTCCAATAAAAGCTTTACTTGTAGTCCAGAAGTGCCAGTCTTTTTCATTAAGATCGTAGACCATAGTTACATCTTGATCAGCTAGTACTAAGCCATAGAATGTATGACCTGCAATTTTGTATACCCAGCTATATACTGTAGAAAGATCACTAGCATTAAGAAAGTTCTCTACAGCTTTATTAGATATAACTTGTGGAGTTTGTCCTGAGAGAACGTTAATAGTACGACCACCTTCACGGTTGTTAGCCATCCAAATAACAATCTCTTCAAAGGATTGAATAGAATCCCCTGAAGCACAACCTACTTCTAAAGTAGCTGTAGTATTACAAGCAAGAACACTTCCAGTAGGATTAGCATTATCATAATAAAATTCTGTAGTCCACTGTTTAAAAGCTACAAGGTAGTTAAGGTGTTTAACAATACCAATACCTTTATCAGGCTCTGCATTAGCAGTAATGTAATTTAAAGGATTCCAAGAAGTAGGATCTTCTTCATCACATTGCCAGATAACTCCTAGATCATCCATAGCAAAGACATAACCGTCAAGGTAAGGTAAACCACTTACTGGATTAGCAGGAAATGAATTTAAAGCTGCACTAGCTGTAGCTGCTGTTGAAGGGGTACCACTAAAATTTACTGTAAGAGTACCAGAGTAATTAGTACCTCTAGATGTAAGAGTAGCTGATGTAATAGTACCTGAAAGGTCTGCTATGTAAGTACCAGCTGCTCCTGAACCAGTTGTACCTGTAATAGTAAAAGTACCTGTAGATGGATAGCCTAGACCACCATTAGATACAGATACTGTTTGTACTTGTCCATTAATTAAAACCCAATTTCCTGTAGCATCTAGATAGTATCCATTTACTTTGTCATGAAGTACCATATAAGGATGGGGACTGGTAGTAGTAGCAGTGTTAGCCCAGCTAATATTATTAGTAGTGTTAAGACCAGTACCCTTTGTAACCCTTGTACCACCAGTGACTTGATATAGTGTACCATTAGCCACCGCATATAGATTATTATTATAGACCCATAGACCTTGTCCTAAGGCAGGCAAAGCTGGAGTAACAGTGTATACATTCTTACCAGGACGTTTAACTAACCAAGGTTTACCATCAATGGTTTCTTTAAAACAATTAACCATCTTAGCATCTTTAGTGATGTCATTTGTTCTTTGATTTAAAGGAGGTGTTAAAGGGAGATTAGCTTTAGGCATTATCTAAAGCTCCTGTTCATCCCCATTCTAACATCAGGTTGGAAGAACATACTTGCATTTTCAACATCCCAGTCTTCAAGTGCTTTCTTTAAAGCTACAGCTCTAGCATCATAGTAGCCACGATCTGGAAGAGATTTATCATACTCAGGAGCAAGCTCAGCCATCAATGCCCATTTAAGTGCAAGGAACCACTCGTTAGGAAAGTCAAAGTTATCTGTAGGTTTAACCATGTCCATGATTGGACGTTGCACAATAACGTATAGAACGTAATTAGTTTGTGAGTTAGTATCAGGTGTTAAGTATACAGTCAACTGACCAAAGGTAGGTTTAGGATTATAGAAATAACTATTCATAACTCCAGGAGAAAACTTAGAACCTAAGATGTTATACTCTTGACGAGACAAAGGTTGTAAAGGAATGTCAATAGGAGGACTAGCTTCTACGTTACGTAAGAACCCTTGGATAACTCTTAGAGGACGATCTGATACTATATCATTAGAGGAGTCAGGTCCAATGTTATAAACAGTTTGATTAGCTACTAATGGTACTTCAAGATTATCAATGGTCCAAAGTTTAATACCATCTTTTTGCCAGTTCTTAATAATAAGATTAAGAGCAAACGAAGCATTAGAGGTAGCAGCCGCTGTAGGCTCAGCCCCTTCTTCAAGAACTGATAAACCACGTAGAGCAGCTTGAATAACTTGATCTCTAGTGACGGTAAAATTAGTTACACCTGACGTACTCATTTAGAAGAGTCTCCGTATTTCATTTGTATAAGTTTAGAAGCAACAGCAGCACCACCTACAATACCAAGGTAAGCCATCCAAATGTCAGCATCAGGAGCTGGTATCATTATGAATTTAATTGTCCCTGCAAGATAAGCAACATTAGACCATAGTTTAGAATGGCTAATAGTACCTTCATTATTGACTATCAGTTGTTTGAGTATCATTAGAACCTAGCCATTTCTGAACAGTTTTAGTTTCATAGATACGAATACATGTCCACACAATCGTAAACAACGCAGCAAGAGGTGGAAGTATTTGAGCTAGTGTACCAAGTACTGTAAGAGCTGAAACACCATCTATAACATGCTTAGTGGCTTCTGACATGTGTTCATGTATTTGTTCCATTATACTTTCACCCAATTTTCAGTTGGTAGAATAGGCCAAGTAATATTTCCAGCTACAGGATATACTGCATATTGACGAACTGCATTACGGTATGCAATAAAGTCAGCCTGATTAGCAAGATATGGATTTGCTGTAGCAGGGTTACTTACATCAGCAATAGTTGACCAATCTGTAGCAGAAAGAAGAGCTGATGCTGTAGCTTTGTTTTGGTCTGCTGTAATATTTGCATATCTTAATTGATCTGCTTCTTCATCTGTAATTCTGATGTAATCAGACGGAATTATATGATCTTGAGAGCCGTCATCCTCATAAGCGTATAAATTATTATTTTTGTCTTTATATGTTTTCATTATCTTAACTCCAGCCAAAATACGCCGCCATTAACGCCAGATACCAAATACGTTCCACCATTAGGAACAGCAAACGATACGGCATTAAATGATGCGAACGTTTGAGATTGAATACCACTTAATGTAATAAATCTAGATGATCCATCTGTATTAACCCAAACAAAAATTGTTCTACCAGTGCTGTTTGTATATGTTGTATTTCCAGCTCTACTTCCAGACATATTTTGCCATGATTGACCAACGCCTAGAGCGTTGCTGGCTGTTGCAGCATTGCCGGTACATGAAGCTGATGAGCCAGTAGTATTTTGATTTAATGTAGGAACGTCAGCAGCTTGAATTGTTGACATTACTACGTTAGTACCATTACCACGCAAATATGAGCCTGATGTAACTGCACCAGCAAAAGCATTCATTGCGCCTTGGGCTGTTGTTGTGCCAGAACCACCATTACCTACTGATAACGGGTTTGTCATTACTGGTTGTGTACTAAATGTCTGAGCTGCTGCCCAAGTATTAGTTGAGTCTAGTTGACCCATGTTGTTAAGGTCAGCAGCAACTACACGTTGTTCTACTTTATCACCTGAGTTCCAAGAAACAGCTGAAGTACCATCTTGACCACGAGTTACTGTAAAAGTATCTGTAGAACGAGCAGTACATTTAACAATTTCAACAGTACCTGATGTGTTAGCAAGTGTCATGTAGAAGTATTGCCCACCTGTAGGATTAGGAAATAAACTTCCTGTACCTGAAGCCACTGACAAACTAGTAGCAGTATTGGTAATACCTGAAGCTAGCGTGGTGGCAGCGTTATTTGCAAAAAGCATTAAACCTGACATAATTGATTATCCTATTTGTTTCACATTAATTGAAGAAGCATCTATCTCTTGTTTTGAAGTACTATATGGTATAAATTTAAAAGTAAGACTTGCAGAGGTTACTCCTGAAGCAGCATATAACCAAGATGTAAAATGAAGTGGTACAAACTGATCTGTAGGTTCATCTCTTACCCAAGGTACAAGTTGTGGGTCTGGGACACCTCTAACAAAGTCTTGAGGTTGGCGGATCTCCCAGTCCTGAGGGCAACACATCAACCCATCCCAACGTTGTTTTAAAAGTGATGCTTTATACTTACGACCACACACATCACAAATAGAGTTCCAATCCCCTTTGTCATACCGACTAAAGAAACTCATTATAAACTCATAGGTGATAAAACAGGGAGGTCTCCAACTAAAGTGTAAACATTAGTAAGAGAAGTTGTTACAGACATTTCTAAGCGGTAGGTTACTTGGTCTAAACCTCCTTGGATACGTTGAACCACCCTTGAACCATTAATTGCAGGAGTCCCTACAATAATGGAAGAAGGAGAGGAATCAGACCCTTGTACCACTTCTACTACAAAACTAGCAGAACTGATTGATTCACCACTAGCTATGATGTTAGAGAAATCAAATGTAAATAATTCGTTCTCTGTTGTGAGTTTATAAGAAAAACTACTCATTTAATGTCATCCTTAGTGATGAATAATGTTCTAATCTTAGTGACAGCAACACTTCGTAAAGCTTCTGCTGAAATATAAAGTTGTCTTGTTTTAGTAGTTGCTACAGTTGTAACTCTATTAGCTACATAAATCAATCTACCATTTACATATTTAGTAAAGCTAATTAAATTAGTAAGGATAGAAGTAATACTACTTAAAACAACAGTAAATACTTTTCCAACTTGTTTAACTAACGTAGCTTGATTTGTAGAGTAAGATAACAAAAGTTTATTTGCAGTTTTTGTTAAAGTAGTTACAGTTGTAGAAAGAACTGCTAAAGTTTTATAGAAGAACTTAGCTAACACAACTGACGCAGTGCTTGCTACTGATACTGTTAAAGCTACTAGTCTATTAATAAAATAAGATAAGTTCACAGTGCTTCCTAAGTAACTATATAAAGTTTTATTAGCTTGTTTAACTAGATTTACTATTGATGTAGATACTACTGTATACGTTCTAGGAAGTATTCTAAACGCTGTTAAACTATTTACTGTAGCTTCCACTATACTTATAAGGACATGGTATACAGAATTAACAGATATAGTAGTGTTAGAAGTTACTCCAGTAGTTTCTGTATATACAGGGGCATCAGTATTAATGGCTAATAAGTTAAATACAGAGCCATTCAAACCACCTGTCATTACATACTTATTACCTAATGTAATAAACGTCTTTTGAACTTGTTTAAACACATTAGCAATTGAAGTACTAATTGCTGTAACAGTATGTGAAACTGCTTTACTAATATTTACTGTTGAAGTTGAATAAGCTAGTAATGTTAGAAGATGATTAGCTGCTTCTAAAATAACTGCTATTGATACTTCTACATCAGTTATTAATTTATTAACTAATTTTGCTATTGAACTTGTAGTAACACTATTGTAAGATAAAGTAACAAAGTGATTTGCTTTTTCTGCAATAAGAGCTACTGTATATTCAATAGCACTTACTAAAGTCTTACCAACAGTTTTTAAAACATTTGCAGTCGAAGTTGAGCTTGCAGAATACGTCTTAGGCAACAGTTTATAAATATTTGATACTGTGACCTCAGAGGCAACAACAAACTTACCTACGGCTCTAGAAATGCTGTTTACGGTACTTTCACTTGCAACTACTAGTTTACCAGCTACTCTTGCTAGTGTAGAACTACTTATAGAAGTAATTGTACTGAATAAATGATTAACTGCTTTAGTTATAGAAACTGTTGAAGTACTAGTTACTGTTCTTGCTGTTTGAGTAATAGCTCTAAGTATTGAGACAGCACTAGTAGAAGTATAAGTAACTAATTTACCTACACCCCTAACTAGATTAACTGCTGACGTACTTAATGCACTTCTAATAGCACCTGCTTTTTTTAAGAAGCTTGATGTAGAAGTAGAACTAGCTGTTACTGCTTGATTATAGAGTTTAGCAGGAGGAACTCCATTAATAACCTCTATGTTAATTGCTGCTTGATTAAGAGCCATAGCTCAGGCCCCCAATCAGATTAACTAAATTGTGTCTTGAAAGTAAATTGAATACTGTCACCAGTTGACAAGTTAATAGTACTAAAGTCACCTTTAACAAACAAGTTACCAGATGTAGACGCATCAAATAAACCAGCGTTAGTGATAGCTAAAGCACCACCTGCAGTTTGTGTCCCTACAACTTGATATGTATCATTGGTAACTGAAGTTGTTACTTGTGATTGAGTACCAGATACACGAGTACCTGTTTCAGTAAATAATGTTGTATCAGTAGCTGCAGTAGTACCAGCACCAGTACCCCAAGCAATGTACTGTGGGGCAGTACCAGAGCCCTGGATACGGTTAGTTACAACCGCCTTTCCTGTATTGACTAAAAGTGTAGCCATTGTTTAATTCTCCAAATAATTCGTTTAATAGGATTTTTATGCCAGTAATCTATAGCCCCTAGCTCTTCAATAGAACCATCTGCCCTAATGATACGAGCAGACAGTACTATCTCTTTAGCGTTTGAAGAGACCACTTCCATTAAGGAGTCCATCCTTTAGTAAGTTCTAAGATAACTGAGAATGAATAACCTGAAGTAGTCCAGGTACCAGTCTCTGTACTAGTAGACCAATTTATCTTACCAGTCCATCCTGAGTTCTTAGGATTTTGAATACCACCCATAAAATGATAATCAGCTTTACCACGACCAGCTAATTGTTCAATAACTGTTGTACCAGAGGAATCATCCCAAACTAAATTAACCACAATACCATCTTCAATGTTGTGAATAATCTTGTCTACACGATACCAACCTGCTTTTAAATAAGCAGACCCCGTAGGGTCTACTGTTGAGCGAGCTGCTGGGTCTACTAAAGTTGCTGAAGTAAAATCGGCTGTATTTGCATTACCAGTTAACTTAAGAATTGTCTTTGCAGGACCGTCCTCAAGAATCTGAATGTTTGATGTATTAGCCATTATATACCCCTAGATTAACGTGAAAGTTCTTGGGCTGCTAAAACAAAGTCTGCAGATAGAGTATCAGTTGCTGTAGGAGTAATTTGGAACACTGGACCTAAAATAGCGTTAGTTAGTGTTGTACCACTTGAACCAATTGTAGGAGCTGTTACACGAGCTACTTTAGAGTTATTAGCAAACACTTCTAAGTCTGTACCATTGTAGTATAAACCTAAATCAACCCATGTAGCAGCGGCTGCTGTTGCAACACCTGTCACTAATGTAGTTGCTGTTGAGCCAACTGTTGATACTAAGTTAATAGAAGTTGAAGCTGCTGGTTTAACAAACCAAAGGCCATCGGTAGCTGTAGAACCGTTTTGCAAACCTACATAGAATGATACATTACCTGCTACTGCAGAAGCTTGAACACGTGCTGAGAACCATGCACGATTACCTGCTTGGAATTGGAAGAACTGACCATTCTTATAAGCAGATGATGCAGTTGTAGTACCACCTGGAGTAAGAATAGCAACACCACCTACACCTGGAGTTAATGCAAATGTAGATGAAGTACCTGTTACAGAATAGTCTGTACCAATAAGTGTGTTAAAGTCATTAGTGTAAACTGAGCTACCTAATGCTTGTGTACTTCCAGTATGGAATGGATCTGGAAATGGAAATGAGTAAAGTGTTTCGTTTGGATAAGCAGTAGAAAGACCGCTTGAATATCTTTGTGGATTTGACATTGTAAATCTCCTTTGACGTTGTTAGACAACGCCTAATTAAAGGCGTCAGCAGAGTAAAACTAAATTAGCAAGAACGAGTCTTACCTGGGTCAGGGCGTTTGCCCTTTTCTTTTTCATGTTCGAAGCCCATGATGATTTCCTTATATAAAAAGGTAGGACTTACAATAACGTTTTAAGTTATCAGCCTACCTAACTATTATACACTATTTCTAGTGATTTGTCAAGTCCTAATTACGGGCCGTTAACGCCCCAGATAGCACGTGGGTCTGACCAACCAAATGAATAACGCTCGTAGCCTTTAGCCTTAACGTTCATTGTATCGAAGTCATTGTCTTGGTCAAACTGAATACCAACACGCTCGTAGTACTTCATACCTGTTTTGCCTGGGATTGTGTTACGTAAGAACCAAGCATTTGGAGCTGTTAGGTAATGGTTAACTTTGAAGCCACCAGGAATGTAGTTACCAGATTTGATAACGTTAATATCATTGTTACCGTTACCTGTTTGGTATGAGCTATGCAAGATACGTTGAGCATTGAACACTTGTTGACGTGGGATGATCAAAGTACGTGGCATAATGTTGATCAAGAGACCACGGTCGTTTTGAAGACCCATAATAGCAATAACTGCATCTTCTAAAGCTGCTTCTGACAAGTCAGCATCAACAGCTGGACGGTTAGCCCAAGTGCCGCCTGAAGTGTTAGGGTGGGCAGTATTAGCCAATGATACACCATCACCACCAGAGTAAGTGTTAGTGAATGCACGGTTGTAAACGTTAGCTGCAACGTTTTCTTTTGTTTGACGGAAAGACATAGCCAATGCAGCAGCACGACGACGGCTTACTTGCTCGTACAAGTTATCATCCAATTCTTCTTTAGTTACAATGTAACCAGAAGCATAAGCGATATGTGTGTAACGAGTTGTGAAACCTTGAACTTCTGAATCGTACTGAACGCCTTGACCTTCAGGTTTTTGTTGAACTAAACCAAAGCCTGTTAGTTGTACATCTTCTTCATAGTTTTGATTTGATGTTTCTGAATCAAACAAGTCAGTGTATTCAACTTGATGTTCGTCGTAAGTTTGACCCCACCATTGTTTAACACCAGGCCAGAGGGCCTTTGGATGACTTGCAGTAGTAATTAAACCAGCCATTTTATTCTCCTATTCTTTTAATTAAACGCCAGTACGGCCTGTTACTTGACCCATAAACGCATGTACGTTGAAACGCACTAGCAAGGCAGCATAAGCACCATAACCATTGTCTGGTCGTTGGATAATACCTTGAATTTGGAATGGCAATGAGTTAGTAGTAGCTGGACCTGTAGCAACTGTATTAGAGTAAGGAGCTCCGTTACCAAGAGTTGTTTGGTTAGCAGTGATAGTTACGTTACAGTTGTTGTTTGCATTTGAAGTAGCCCAGACTGTAGAGTCACCTTGCAATTCAAATACTGTTGAAGGGTCGGTTACAACATAAGCGTAATGAGCACCTGAGTTAATTGGTAGGTATGTTTTTTCCAAAGCTAGTGAGTTACCAACTAAAGATACACCAGGGTCAGCTACACGGATACCAACGATAACACCAACTGGCAATGTAGAAGCCCCAACAGTACCTGCCCACTTAGTAATTGATGGAACGCCAAGAGTATCAGAACCTGATGCTACTTGAACGATGTCACCAATAGCGTATGAGTTAGAGCCGTCATTAGGAATGTAGAATAGTGTAGCACCTTGTGACCATGGACTACCATCTGCATTTTGTGTTGGGATAAGTCCCTTAGGGCGGTTAATGTTCGCCATAATTAAATCCTTTCAGAATTAGTTTTGATATTTGATGCCTTCACGTGGCGTATAGAACCCTTCAGAACTTCCTTTAAGGTTACGACCATTACGAATAGCTTCATCAGTTTTATTGTTTTTCTCTTGTAGAGCTTGTTGATCTTCATCAAACCATTCTTGTTTAATCTTCATTAAATAAGCGTATTGCTCTCCTTCTTTAGCAGAAGGGTTTACAAGAAAACGTACCTTATCTCCCACGTCTGTATTACGTGATACAACATTATCTTTTACACTTTGTAGTTCACTAGGTTTAACAAACTCATAACCACCTTCTATAGCTTGTTGAATACGACCTGGGGTATCATTTAAGATGTGTAAATGGTAACCTTCAATCTTGTGATCTACTGCTAATTTACCTTCAGTCCCGTTAAAGACATTACGTTTTCTCTCTGAAGTAACTCGTTCTGCTGTAGTGCGTACTTGAGTTGCTCGTTCAATTTTCTCTTCAATTGTTAGTGCTTTTGGCATTTCTTATCTCCTTAAGACCAGTCATACAGGTCAACATATTCTTGACGTGATTTAAATAAACCTTGTTTAACAAACTTATCGCATGCAGCTTTAGCATCTGCTGGTAAACTGTCATAAGTCTTTTTACCACCAGTAGCTCCGCCTCGTACATTACCTGTAGAGTCTACTGCACTACCTCTTGCTTTATTACCACCAACTTTAGCTGGGAAGTACTCAGCAATTCGTTCGTCTAGTTTATCTAAGAATGCACGACCTACTAAGTTAGGGAACTGCCTACGAATAGAAGCTCCTAGACCATTGGTCATATCAGTCATCTCTTGGTTACCATCTTGTCCAAACCAAGGATTACGTTCTACCCATGATTGTAGCTCTGGGTCATTTGGAATGTCAGTTGTTGTTGTTGGCTTAGTCTCAGGTTGCTTGGCTTCCTGCTTTGCTTCACGTTGTTCTTCTTTAATAGCATCAATACGATCATCAATGTCAACTACTAGATCACCATTACCTTCAGCGATTGCAGTTTTCTTTTGTGATTTAAGTTCAGCAATTTCTACTTCATACTGAGCTTGTTTACGTTCAAAAGCCTCTTTCTGGAACTTCTTAAATTCCTCTACAGACTCTTTAATGCTATCAATCTCTTTAGACTTCTCGTCAAGCTTCTTAAGTAACGTTTCATTGTTCTTACGAAGGATCGGATTAATCTCTTTACCACGTTTAACAAAGGTATCAGCATCAACCCAGTCTTCATCACTACCACGGAATTCCTCTTTAGGAACCCAACCGAAGATACGGGCCTCTTTTTCAACCTGAGGTTCTACTTGAGAACTATTATCTAACACTTGTTCTTCTGACATTTTCTAGCCTTCCTTGTGAATACATACTATATCTAAATCGTTAACTACTCGGTACTCTTCATTATCTAATGTATCTTTACCTTTGTAAATAAGACCTGAATACTTACCGAATGTAACTACGTCACCTACCTTACACCAAGCTTCTGGTTGATCAGAGTAAGCTGTTGATCCTACTTCAACTACAGTACCTTTAATCTGAGCTAACCTTTCACGGTCTGCTGCTTCACCTACTGAGATAACAATACCACTTTCTGTTGTCTGTTCTGTTACTAAAGGCTTAATTAAAATACGATGTCCTACTGGGGTAATACCACTTGTATTAGCTGTCATCTCTTAGTCCTTCTACTAAATCTTCGTATGTTAAATATAACAAACTTAGAATTGCATTACATCTTCCTCTTAACTCGTCTTCGTTACTTACGTTACCAAGACATAACTGCTCCTTCATGTACTCTCGGTCTTTCTTGAGTGCCTTATAAAGGGCTGCTGTTATCGGGTGCTCCTTCCAATCCAGGAACTCTTGCTCCGTTAGAATCATCTACTTTCTCCATTTCAGATGCTTTCATCATAATCTCAATAGAGCGAAGAAATCCGTCTTGCTGGGCTTTAGCTGCGCCAATCTGTGCATCTAGCATTGCGATCTTATGACCTTCCTTAACACCGCCTGCTTCTTCCATAGCCTTGACTGCCTCGGCTTCTAACTTCATTATCTTAGCTCTATTTAACTCTGCCTCTTGAACTAATTTCATCATGCCAAGTTTCATCTTAACTTGTAATGACAACTTACGTTCTTCGGCTTTTAATTGCTCAACCTGTAGTTTAGGATTTGGTGCTGGTGGTATAGCATTTGGTCCTTGTGGGTTAGGCAATATCTCTTCAATGTTAGGCACCTTCAATGCTTCTAGATAGCGGTGCATAACTTTGTATTGGTTGAACCCTGGTGTTTGCATTGCTGCTTGACGTAGGGCTTCTGCTTGTACAATTCGTTGTTCATCAGTTACTACATGAGGATCTGCAGCTGGACGTAAGTCTACTGGACTACCTTGATAGTCTTCTGATGTAATGTTACCATTTGCATATTCAACTTCTTGTGCTAAGTACAATTGATTTAAACGATAGATCTTCTTAACCTCTTCACTTAGAGATCTATAGATACGTTTAAAGATACCTGCAAATACTTTGTTACCTTGTTCAGCCATTGTACGGCTAGTAGCTGCTGGAGTGTTCTGACCTACGTTCTCACCTACCATGATGTCTGTAGCACCAATGATACGCTCACCATAGTTAACTAGAGTGCCTAGTAGTGTAAATAGAACTTGATTAGGTTCACGAACTGGTAATGGTACAATACCCTTAGCTAGATCTTCTCCAGTAGAATCCACATGCTTCCACTCAAGAGGAGCAAAGTTATAATTGCCACCTCTGACTTTGATCCCTCTGCTAAGGAATCCACCAGCAGTATTAGCCATAGTACCAGCATCAACAAGTTGGTTAATAATCGTATTAATAGACTCATTGAGGGGTCCAAGGAGAATGCCGAAGCCAATATCATAGAATCCACCATCTGGAGAAGGAATGAAAGAGTACTTAGTAAAGTAACTTTCAGGTTTAATATTTAATATCTCACCTTGTGAATTCTTCTTGATAGAGCGTTCAAAGTAGTTTGCAACAATACGAACTACTTTACGTGACTCACGGTGCACTGTAATAACATACGGCTCTTTGAAACCATCACCATCTAGATCTTCCCAGCGGTGTTGTTCAATAAATTCATAAGGAGTAGAAGGGTCTTGGTTAGGTACATTAGTACCTTGTGCTTTATCTTGGGCTAATGATAAGTCATCACCTAGTATAGTGTGTACAGGATGCAGGTCTATGTCAGACCATATACCCCTTCTCTGTCTAGAGAGAACGTCATTAACGGATAAGTATAACACGTGTGACTGACGTGTACAGTCTTTAAGGTTCTTTGTCCAGTATGAAACAACAAAGTCTTTAGCTAAAACGTTTTCTGAGATAGGATGGTCTTCATTAAAATCCCAGTATGTCTTTTTGAAAGCACATCCAACAATAGGAACTGTGATAAGGACTTTATCCATTTCACTTTCCCAGTTGTCATCCTCTGTAAGGATTTGGTAAGACATGTGTTTCTCAACACGTTTGTTCTTAGCCATAACCATAGCTTGTTGTGCTGGGTCTTGAATGTGTTCTACTTCAGTATCAATCTTAATTAGATTATCTGAAGGTACTAAAGCTGGGTAAGCCCTACTATGGAACTGTAAAGCTGCCATAGTAACTAACGGGAACTTAATGTTAGAAGCATTAGGCCAAGGAAAAGATTTAGTCTCAGAGACTTGAAGAGCTAACTTCATTGCTTCTTCTACACGCTTTTCCCATTGACTACGAGATTCTTTATCTAGGATAAACTCATTAACAACTCGTTCACCAATTGTAAGCAAAGACTCATCATCTAACATATCAGCTATGTTTGGAGATGAAAGAAGCTTATCCATTTTAATTTTAACGTCTAGTTCCATTATTTTTCTTATCCACCTATTCCACCAACCTCAGAGAACAAGATTTGTCCTTGAGGAGTTACTAATCGGTCATGCTCATCCCATGATGGAGCACCTGGTCTTGCAAACTTACTCTCATTACTAAATGTAGCATGGTAAGGAGTTTTATGTTCATCCGTAAAATGTGGCTTACCATCATTAGGATTAATCATTGTTTTAGCTGCCTCTGGGTCTGACTTTAATTGTTGGTAGTAACCACGCATATCATAGTCAGGTCTAGGGTCTTCTGGGTCAAAAGGAATATTATTAGTCTTTACCCAATTTAAAAACTCTTCTTCATCTTTATCAGATTTAAAAGTGGTTATCTTCCAAGCAGGGTCTGCCCATTGCATGTTACGATTTAAAAGAGATTGTTTATATTCTTCTTCAGTAGGCATATCTAGTATCCACACACAGCAGAACGTCCATCTTGTTGAGAGGATAGTGCTGATAGGTATTCATACTCTTCTTCTTCTTCGGGAGTGTCAGCATTGTGAACTTGGTCTACAACCAACCCTAGCCAACTAAGAGCATCCACTTGGTCATCATGTCTAGCTTTAGGGAAACGAACCATTTCCTCTTCTAGCTCAGGATACCATTCAGCACCTTTATTAAACTTAACACCACCTGCTTTAAATCTTGCTTGGAAAGACCTAGCACGTGATTGTTTATCTTTAGTAGGAGTCATGGGTCTCAAGCTCATATAAACTTGACGACTGATTTGCTCCCTACGTAGGATAGCACCAATAGCCTTTTCAATAGCACCCTTTTCAGTAACAATACATTGAGGGTCATACTTTCTTTGAACACTAAACATCTCATCAACAATCTCAAGAGCATCCCAGCGGCCCCTGCGAATGTCTATGATGTTCATAATGCCATCACTGTCAATACCACCAATAGCAATAACAGTGTAGTCAGAGCGGTCTCGTGTACTGATAGCAAAGTCAACTGCAGCGTAGTAAACCAGTTTCTTTTCTTTGTGTGTGATTGCGTCAAGCGCATGTTTGGGTATCTCAATAAACTCGTTACGTTTAAAATAAGCTGTAGCTTCATTGATAGGGTAGTTAAGGTACTCTTGTGAGTAGACCTCAGGGATACCCTGTTTAGTCATATCATCACGCTTATCTTTAAAGTACTCTGCAGTGTATCGTGTATCCCATAGGACGTGTTTAAAGTCTTCTGAATGAGCTCTGTATCTAACTGATAACCATTCAACTCTCTTACGATTAGAATAAGTCTTAAGTGGTTCTACAATAGTGTGATCACCATCATAGTCTGGAGGCATTAACTTATTAAGCAAGCTGTCCATGTGCATAACAGTTCCTACAATACGTACAATACCATCTTTAGAACGACAAGGTAATAACGCAGCATAGAACCATTTGTGTAACTTCTCACGTCGATCTTTAGATTGAACCTGTTCATCCCCCTCAAGGTCATCACAGATAATTAAATCAGGACGTTTAGAATTCCACTTCAAACCCCGTACTCGTTGTTCTGCACCACGAACCATAATACGGAACTGATCACCATCTTCAAATTCTACAATGATGTCAGTCTGTGAATCTTTAATAAATCCCTTAACTCCAAATAACTGGATAAGGTCTTCGTTGTTAATCAGCTCTCGTTTGATGTCATTAAGGAACATCTGAGCTTGAGTTTCTGTATCTGATACTAGTACTACAAAACTACGTTCTCGAAAAAGAACTGAAGCGAGTGTGTAGGCGTGGGTTATAGCAGTCGATTTCCCGTGGTTACGAGGTGCCGCTATTGCTACAAGGGGATTCTCGCTACAGCAAAGGTCCCACCATTCAAGGTGGCATTTTGGAGTGGGAGTTGTTCCGTCGTAATCTTTTGCTAAACATGCTCCTGAGAATCCGTGGATCATGTCAGAAGTTATTTTCATTTACTCTTCTTTTGTTTCTCGCCAGGCTTGTGTCCGTTATCTGAACGGTTAGAACTGCGATCTCGAACTCTAGTATTGCTTAGAGCTTTAGATCCACCAGATCGTAACGGCTTCTTGTGATCTACATCCTTACCAGGTTCACCTTTAGCACGAGCTGCTTTGTTACGAGCTGCCCTATCTTTCTTAGCTTCAGGTGAAGCATGGTGATCTTTGTACTCAGCCTTGTAATCTCTTTTGTAATTAGGACTTGATGGCATTACTTAGTCTTTTTAACAGGAGCTTTTTTCTTAGCTACTGGAGCTGAACCACCATCGTCTTCAGAGTAACCAGCACCAGAGTTCTTGTTAGAGCCCTTGATCACTTTCGATGTTGGTTTGCTCTTCGTTGGTGTTGGCTTCTTGCCAGATATTGCTTTCGGATTGGATGAGGTCATTTGTACCATTGCTTTTCTCCTGAGTAATTTCTTTAGCTGCTGCAAACTTCTCAAACTGTGAAGCTAGTAGTCTGAGTCGATCATCAACTGCTACTTGAGTTGTAATGTTGGTTGGTTCACCACGGATCAATTGTCTACGATGAACAAGGTTGTTAAAGAGTGTACCTAGAACTTTAGTATCAACTGGTTTACGAACAAGTTTAGATTTCCTGACATCCCATAGATAGTCACCGTTGTCGAGTCTGTCGACCAGATGTTCAAGGGACTTATCCAGAACACCATTAATGCGACTAGCAAGCTTCTCGTTTTGTTCAACGAATACTTTCTTTTGAATCTCAGCCCACCAAGGCTCATCCTTCCACTCCCTTAAAATTTTAGGAGGGATCCCAGTCATGTCAGAGACTTCATCTACGTTTCCGTACACACAGTACAAAGCACAAGCGTCAGTCTTCTGTTCAAGGTTGTAGTAGTTAGGGTTAGAGAACTTAAAACCTGGACCACGTTTCTTAGATAGGATAATTTCCTGATCATCTAGCTTATAGCCAGTCAGTTTATCTTCACTAGTATTACCTGGTAGTTCGTCTCGAATCATTTTACAAACCTTCACTCTATGTTAAATATTATAACACAAAACTATTGACTTGTCAAGTTAAATATGATAGCAGGTCTTGTTTTGTCGCCTTATTCGGCTCCACTTCGTTTTATTTTCTTTAAGAGTGAACTTACATGATTTATTATTGTCTAATATAATTATTATAATATTATATATATTTATTTATATATTATAATATATATTATTATATTTATATTTATTATATATAATATATTATAATAATATTAATATATATTAATTAATAATAGAGAGAGTGTTCATTACTAATCCGTCTAATGAGTTGAGTCCGAGGTCGTCTTTCCGAGGACCACATTCATAGTTCTAATTCTAACGTAAAGGTACCTAGAAACGATTATCTTATAAAACTAGTACCACAGTATAGGATTAATACTTAACTAGGCCTAGAGACTTGTTCTACAAGTAGACCTATACTCAAATTTCTATATAAAAATAGAAGAGTGCCTAACACCAAAACAAACCCAAGTGAAGTTTCCCCCCTAAGGGGTATAGGTGACAATGGTAATAACCCCATGATATTACCACAATATGTTGTATATTTACCACAGGTGTTGTATTAAAAGAGTGTGTTAAGACCAAGCATAAACAATCAGTCACTTAGCACATATATATCCACTATATTATCCACAGTAAACCACCCCATTTCGTCACGCCCCTGAGGGGCTCACGACCAGGATGATCCTGGACCCATTCAACTGCCAAGTCAAAATCTCTCCCCCGCTTCGTCAAAGACGAACGAAGCTCCTCCAGTCATGGCTGTGTTCAAAGTCAAAAGCTAGGTAGTCTCGACCCTGCTCGACTACACTCGTGATCAATCCCACTCGAAACAAATCACATCTGTGCCTAACGCTTTCTTTCGCACACGATAACCCTGCGTGCTATACGACATCCTGTCGTGCTTGGTAACCCATTGTTCGTCGGGTCTCCCTCCTCATGTACCCACACAGAGACGGCTCTATCGCCTGAACAACCACGCAGCCGACATTATATAAAACCATAATGTGGTCGTCTGCTTGCTAGACACACACACAAAAGCCTTGTGCACGGCCTAAAGCAGGCCTTGACGTAACGAACCTGTAAATGATAGCTGAGCAAAAAGCCCAACATCGCCAGTAGGCGATAATCAGTTGGACTTTATTGCACGCACAAGCAAATTGCATAAAGCTCGCTAAGCATCTCATACGGTGCTAAAGCACCTAGAGCCTGCTAAGCTCTAGTTTATGAATTTGTCATTGACAGAACCGTTCCGTTATAGGCTAATACGGCACAAGCACGAGACTATTGCGTGTGATAATTCATTTAATTTATTAGGAGTTATATCATGATTGATTCAAAAACATTCGGTATTGTTTTATATGTTCTTATGGCTTTCTTTCACTTCTTACTAGCTATTGAACAATTCATTACAGGTTATACATTCGTAGCAATCGTTCAACTGTTAGGCTCTGCCTTCTGGTTTGCTATGATTCACTTCGATCCACAACTTAAAGGAGAATAACATGAACTCATACGATCTATTTAAATACAAAATAGCACAAATCAATGGTCTTATAACAGAACAAGCGTTCGATGACTTATGTGTTGAATTTCTCAAGCTTAATACATCAGAACTCATAGCTCAAGCTTTAGCTAGGAAGTCGAACCCGTCGTGGCGTGCAGTTCGGAATTGCCACAGCTCACTGAAGAACACCAGTCACGCCAACGGTAAATCTGTTGGCATGCCTGTTGCATCGGCAATTCTTGTCGAACATGCCCGCTAGGGGCGTGACGGGATTCGACGTTCCGTCGCTTTTATTTATTTATTTATTAGTTACAATTTAAGGAGTTTCAAATGACAACGCAATCTATCGTAGTAAATGGTCAACAAAAGCAAGTTTCAGCAGGTTTTAACTTTGATACATACAATATGCTTATGAATCAAGCTAATTCAGGCTTACGTTTATTCTTAGCAATCCAACAGCTTGAAGAAGTAGAAAAAGTAATGCGTCGTTTCAACAGTCCATTCTCAGCAGAGATCATTGCAATCGTTGATCAAGCTAAGAAACTACGTGATGACAACAAGAAATACTTAGCATCTCGTCAAGCTAATCAAGAAGCACTTAAGAAAGACAATACAACTTCAGGTGAGATTGATAATGCTCACGTAGAAGGTACTCAACATACAACTTCTGGAGACTATGCAAAAGAAACAGTTTAACAATTTGTAAAGGGAATTAGGCTATCATCTCCAGTCTAGTTCCCTTTTTTTCTTGTTCACAAAGGTCTTAGTTATGTATCTAAAACTTTACAATCCTAATGAACCATCCAAAGTTCTTATTATGGATGAGTTAACTGACTTTCTATTTAATGAAGGTTGGCGTATTTTATCAGAACACAAATGGATTAACGGTGATGAGTATCTACAGCTTGATGAAAACAAACGTCAAGTTAGTATTCGTCAACATGGTTTCTAACTACTATCATCGCCCCCAGCCACTTAGGCTTATAAATTGGGTCAAACTTTTAAGGAATTATTATGTCTTATGATTTACAGTATTTAAACATGGAATCTTTGCAAGAAATGTATGCGTTTAAATTCTATAAAGTGTATCATACATTTCCAAAAGCTGGTAAAATGCAAACAAATAAACAAGCACTTATTTGGCAAATTAAACTATTAAATTTAAAGGAACGTCAAAATGAATCAGCATGATCCAAAGCATTATTATTTTCATCGTCAAGATCCAAATCCATATGGGTATTGGGATGATCCACTTGAACTTAAACCATCACCAAAGGAGGTAATTATCGGAAGCTTAGCTTTAATCTTAGCATTTGTAGCAATTGGAAGTGTATTATTCTTAAATTAAAGAGGACTTTAATATGAAATCGTTTAACATAAAACAGTTGATGGAGATAGATTTTAATATACCGAATCTTCATCCTGACTTTAGATTTGTAGAAGCACAACGTAGGAATTGGGATGGTGCAAACTATACCGTATTTGATTTACAAGTAAAAACATCTCGTGTAGCTAATGGCTTAACAGCTGAAGGATTTAGTGTTCGAGAAGAAGAATGGCTTAGCTTAATTGTCATGAGCAAACGAACAGGTCGTATCGTTGATGACTATCGTCATCTCATGCAAATGGCAGGCTTAGTAACTAAACGTGATTATGATGCAACAACAGGTGCAATTGACGCCTTATATTATTTAAGCAATCCTCCTACATTACGTTTACTTAATGGTAAACTACGTAAAGGTATCTATCGAGAAGTTGCACGTAGAGTTAAATCTCGTATTGTAAAATATAGTACATTTACTGACAAACTTCTTCAAACTGTTATTGAAGAAACTAAACGTTTAAATCCAACGTTTAATAACCAAGACGTAGCAGATTATTTACGTCGTAACTATGGCATTGAAAAGCTTTATGAATGTCATTTAACTAACAAACTATATATGGAAACGTTCTTACGTAGAGATCCGTTTAGTAATGAATATAAATATTATCATTACAAATTAGATCCTAGAGAATTTAATTATACAGCTTACACAAAAGACAATGGTAATAATATTTGGTTACACAACACTGAAATCTGGTATCGTGGTAGAGCTTATCAACGTGATGCATTAGTCATGCAACATTGTCCTGAGTGTGATCAAGATGCTCCTGCTGAGGGCTTTGAAGATGGTGTTTGTTGGCATTGTTTACAAAATCGTTATAAGATTCACAGCTATTCAACCAAAGCTCCTAGCTTACTTAAATTCAAAGCTAAAAATGTAAAACCTAGTACGTTATATCTAGGTATCGAGCTTGAGTATGAAACTCGTGATAAAGATGTAGCTCGTGTTAAAGTTGGTAAACAACTAGCTGGTCATGCTATTATGAAATCTGATGGTTCAATTCGTAATGGCTTTGAGATTGTAACTTGTCCAGCAACACTTGAGATTCATCGTGAAGAGTTCAAGAAGTTCTATGACAATCTTCCTGGTGAATTGTTTGCTGCTTCTAACACTGGCATGCACGTTCATGTAAGTCGTAAGCCATTGAATCTATTTACAATTGGTAAAATGACTGAGTTCGTTAACCGACTTGACAATAAGAATTTCATTGCTTATGTTGCAGGTCGTATTGACAATAGTTATGCTCAACAAGATAAACATCGTACTGTAACTTATCCATTAGTTAATAAACGTGGTGGTGAACGTTACAATGCTTTAAACTTAAATCCAACTGATACAGTTGAGTTCCGTATCTTTAGTACTCCAACTAACTGGGAACAATTTGCATCTCGTCTTGAGTTTTGTCAAGCATTAACTGACTATTGTCAACCAGCTCAATCATCAACAAGTCTCAAGCATATGACTCATCATTCCTCTTTTATTAACTGGCTTAAGTCTCATCACAAAGACTATCCAGAGCTATCAAATCACTTGAAAGGATTTGCATAATGTGTATCGCTATTTATAAACCAGAAGCTAAAATCATTGACAAGGATACATTGCAACGTTGTTACAATACAAATCCTGACGGTGCTGGCTATATGTTCCATAAAAACAATCAGTTATATATTAAGAAAGGTTTCTTTGCATTCGATGATTTCTGGCGTAGTTACAAACGTGATCAAAAGAAAGAATGTGTAATTCATTTTAGGATTAAGACTCATGGTCCAATCAATAAAGATAATTGCCACCCTTATATGGTTAATGATAAGTTCGCATTTGTTCATAATGGTATCATCAGTGGCTATAATGCTGCTGATAAATCTGATACTTGGTTGTTCAATGAAGATGTAATTCAACCGTTCGTTCAGAAGTGGGGTAACCTTGAGCTGTTTCAAGATCCAATTAAGAAACTAATTGAGAATCGTATTGGTTATAGTAAGTTAATTTTCATGGACAATGAAGGCAATACAAAGATTTTCAACGAAGATAAAGGTTACTGGGATGACGGTGTTTGGTATTCAAACGCAGGTTATAAAAAGCCTGCACCAGTTGTTCCAGCTGTTCAATCTAGTTGGAATAATAAGTATTATCCTAAATCGTGGCAATACAAAAAAGAACATATGGTTGTTGGTGAAATCGTTACGTTAAGCTGGGGTCATTATGATCGTGATGCTAAGAAATCTTATGCTCGTAATTCAGTATGGGAAATCGTAGCAGTTAACAAAGACTATTCAGTTGATCTAATGAATGACAATGCTGAGTTTATTTATAACATTAAGTTCAGTGACATTGACTTGTGGGATGATCCAGAACCTGTAGGTCAATGGCAACCTAAAGGAGGTTGGGAATATGCCGACTACTAAGTTTAAAATGGGTGATGAAGTTGTAGTAGTAAAAAGTTTTCCTGATACTTCAGCTTTACATTTTGCTATTGACATGGAGAATTGTATTAATGATGGTAAAATTAAAATAATACGATCTGTTCATAGGATTAGTAATGGAGAATTAGTTTATACTTTAGATAATGGATGGACATGGTTTGAGTATTGCTTAGAGCCTGCCTATGATACTAGTGTACCACACTATAAAGTTATTCGTAAGATAAAATCATTACAAACTATTCGTAAGGAGGCTGGCTATGCCTTTTGAAACAGGTGATGAAGTAGAAATAGTAAGTGGTGAATATTTTTATACAACCATTGGCTCTAAAGGAATTATAAAATCTATAAATAAAGCTCGTAAAACTGCTTCAGTTTCTTTTTATTATTTATCAAGTAATACTTATGGTAGAGAACTAACAAGAGAACATCCTCGTGAGTGGGATATTACTATTGAAGATTTAAAGTTAATAAATGAACCATCTAATATTGATAGAAATAATCCTTACTATAAAGTGTTGCGTAAGATAGAACAGTTACAATGTAAACGAAAGGATAAAGGTTATGCGTTTTAAAGTCTTTCCATATAAGATAGGCTCTCAGTCTGCCAAGGCTTTGGCTCACGGTCTGGGAGTTAAGCGTGTCCGTAATACATATGAACCTAGGAGAAATGATGTTATTATTAATTGGGGTAATAGTCGCTGTGTTAATTATATTAGGACACATCTAGATTTAAATAAGCATGAAGCTATTGCTATTGCAAGTAACAAACTTAAAACGTTTGAAACGTTAAGTGCTGCAGGGTTTACTCATCTACCTATCTGGAGTGCAAGTAGATATGAGATATATAATCTATGGGCAGGATACCCTAATCATAATGTATATTGTCGAACAAGCTTGACAGGTCATTCTGGTTCTGGTATAGTAATAGCTACTAACAGTTATGAGTTAGTTGATGCACCACTGTATACAATTCAAACTAAACATAAACATGAGTTTCGTGTTCATGTGTTCAAAGGAAAGGTTATAGATGTTCAACAAAAGAAACGACGTTTGGATTATACTGGTCCCAGTAGTGGCATTCGTAATCATTCCAATGGTTATATTTATGCTAGGGTAGAGGTTTCTGTTCCTGAGTTACTACTATCATCAGCGGTTTCTGCTGTCAATTTGCTCGGTCTAGATTTCGGTGCGGTTGATGTTGGTTATCGTGAACGAGATGGTAAAATCTTTGTGTTCGAAGTCAATACTGCTCCAGGTCTTGTTGGAACAACTTTTGACAAATATGTCAATACTTTTAAGGAGTATTTAAATGGTCTCTAAAGACGAAGCAATACACAAAGCATTAAAAGTTTTAAATTGTTTAAACAACAACAGAGTATATGAAACTGCATGGGTGAAAGGTGCAATCAATGCGTGTGAAGAAGCACTAGAGCAACCAGCAGAACCAAGATTAGTGTCATACGCACTTGATGGTTCTACTTGCACATTAAACATTGATGGTGAAGAAGTTTATTTTAATCGTGAACAACCAGCG